ACGCGGCCAGCAATAGTTCTAAAGACATTAAAGAACTAAGAGAGTTTGTACTGATACTATTAAAGAATGGTATTACATCTATAGGAGCTGATAGCGATTATATGAGTGGTAACCTTCATGTAGATATCGCAACTAATTCACCAGCAGCATGTTGGGGCGCAAAGGGTAGTAGCTATAGGAGGATATATGCACCAGAATGGTTAACCTCAGCCTTCGACAATCGAGTTTAAAATGAAAAATATATATCTAAAACCAGACGTTAACGGATTTGTAAGTGAGAAGTTTCTTACTGTTGCAATTTCAGATGAAGTACGTAAGACAAAGCTCAACAGCTATATTCCGGCCGGGGCAAATACTCATAAGGTTTATAGCGGTAAAGCAGAAGAGTATGCGTTGTACTTTATTTCATTAATGAAGCAGTCTTCTCAGCTTAATGCTAACTTTAGGAAGTTTGTACAATCATATTCTTCAACAGGCCGTTTGGAAGAGGTAGAACGCATAGGGCTGTTTAGTGTGAATCCACTGACGTGCCCTGGAATTGATAGCCAAAACCTTTTTCTATCTGAAGTTAATATTGTTGAAGGTGTTCGACTCTATGAAGAGTTAATATTGAGAGAAGGTAAGCTTCCTGATATAAACGGCACAATTTTTATATAAATAGATATTATGGGATTAAGATCAGATTTTAATGTTAACGAGAAGGTACCATCGATCGCCGCTGTGGGTAAGTCTGGTCTTTTTGCTGACATCCCTCTTGATTTTATTCCTCATCCTAATACAAAAGACATTCGTCCTATTACAGATATTCAAGCTATTCGACAGGCCGTAAAGATTCTTGTTTTAAGCAACTTTTATGATCGTCCATTCCATCCTGAACTTGGTGCTAATGTGACTCGCTATCTCTTCGAGAACGCCGATCAGTTTACTGCTATTGGAATTAGAGATGAGGTATTGAGGATCATCGAAAGAAGAGAGCCTCGGGTGACTAACCCAAAAGTAGAAGTCCAGCTTGATCAAGAATATAACAGACTTCTCGTAACAATAGTTTTCCAAATTAGAAATACAAACACTAACAGCGAGGTATCTTTCTACCTCGATCGAATCCGCTAAAAGACCATGGCAATTAAACAACTCAATATTACAGAACTTGATTTCGACAAGATCAAGGACGAAATCAAATCATATTATCAAAGGACTGATGGTCCATTTAAGGATTTTGATTTTGATGGTTCCGGTCTTAATATACTCCTTGACATTCTTGCGCACAACACACACTATAACGCAGTGTTGGCACACCTTGCAGCGAACGAAACATTCATCTCTTCTGCCCAGCTTAGAAAGAATGTTGTAGCTCGAGCAAAGACTCTTGGTTATACACCTAAAAGTAATTCAGCTGCGGCAGTTGTTCTTAAGATGACAGGTCTTAACGCGGCTATCACATCTTTGCCAGAAGGTACAGCGTTTACTTCCTCTGACACATTGAATAATGAAACATATAACTTTATTACTTTTGAAAATACCCAGGTTGCAGAAGGTACAGAATTTACAGTTCATCAGGGTTCTATTAAAACAAAAGAATATCTATTTGACGACACAGTTCCCAATCTTAAGTTTGAAATAACCGACACAAATATTGATAAGACAAAACTTATAGTAACAGTCAGTGATTCTGTTAGCAGTACTCAGAAAGAAGTTTATACTCAGTTTTCTGAGCTTCCTGGTTTAGATGAGACGACAGCAGTCTATTTTCTTAATGAAAATCCAAGTGGGAAATATGAAATATCATTTGGTGACGGTATAATAGGTAAAAAGCCTTTACCTGGTTCTCTTATATCAATTAAATATTTAACCACAGACGCAGCTGCGGCAAACGGTTTATCTGCATTTACAACTTCAGATTCTTTATTTGATAGTGTTAATAAACCTACAATAACAGCAATTGCTGCTTCTTCGGGAGGAGGTTCAAAGGAGAGTATTGAAAGTATTAGAGCAAATGCTCCTCTTCAGTTTGTATCCCAAAATCGGGCTGTTACGGTTGATGATTACAAAGCTATTGTTCGTAGTAACTCAACTGCAGAAACAGTATCAGTTTGGGGAGGAGAAGATAACAACCCACCTGAATATGGTAGAGTATTTATCTCAGCAAAACCGGAGGTTGGAAATACTCTTACTGAAAATGAAAAAAACCGGTTGTTGCCTATCCTAGACTCAAAAGGAATCTTAACAGTTCGACCTAAGTTTGTTGATCCAGAATTTATCTCTATCTATTTTAATATTTTTACAAATTACAATTCTACTCTAACTAATCTTTCTGCAGACGGTATATCATCAGTTATTAAAACAGGTCTTACACAATTTAGTAGTGACTTCCTTGAAAGCTTTGAAGGAATATTTAGATATTCTCAATTTTTAAATTATGTTACTAATTTAGATCCTTCAATCCTAAGCGTATTTGCAAGGGTATTTTGTAAGAAAGACTTTATTGCAACTACTTCTAATGAAGCTCCCTATAAAATAAATTTTGAGTTTGAGTTAGAAAAACCATTAGATCCAACCAAATCATTAATAACATCTACAGGATATGACTTTAATGGTGTTACATATTTCTTTAAAGATGAAGATTCTTCAACAGAAAATATTAGAAATATATATCGCTATTCTGTTAATGCGGATGAGGTTGAAATTTTAGATAAAAGAAATTGTGGAACAGTAGATTGCTCAACAGGTATTATTGAAATTGCTGATTTTGCTATAGCCGCTGAAACAACTATTTCAATCTTTGCTAGACCGGCTTCGAATGATATAGCTCCCAAGAGAAACCAAATTGTACAGATTGATTTATTAAATACGAAAATAGAATCAACGGTTGACACTGTTGCCGTTCGCGGCACATCAGGTGCAAGTGAATATGTTACAACACCACGCGAAGACTACTAATGCACACATCGATTGCCAGTTATAGACCTCAAAACCACGAGAGAACTAAAGTAAGAGAGCTCATCCCACAATATCTTAGGGATGGAGCATCTAATTTAATTTCTTTTATGGAAGAGTATTATGATTACTTAAACCGAGAAGGGTTTGCTTCATACGAACTACGACATGCTATCGGAGAAAACGATATTGATGTAACAAGTGAAAAATACCTTGATGCTATTCAAGGGGAGATCGCGAAGGTAGTTCCCAATTCAACTGTGGTTGATAGAAATACACTTTATAAAAGAATAATTCACTATTACCGTATTAAAGGAACACCCGAAAGTGTTAATTTCTTTTTTCAAATAATGTTTGATAGTATAGTTGAGGTCTACTATCCGTCTAACAATTTATTTAAACTATCGGCAGGAACATACGATTCACCGAGTAATGCTTATACTAACCCGTCCGGGAATTTATCAGGAATTGACAAAATACAAGACTCACACTTTTGGCAAGATTTCAGCTATCAAATAAAATCTACTATTTCTACTGAGCGATGGATAGATTCATTTGAACGTTTGGTGCATCCGGCCGGTATGAAATTTTTTGTTTCTGTTCTTATTGAAACTGTGATAAGAAATCGTTGGGAAGAATTTCAAACGTATGAAAGCACTAATGATAATCCAGAAGGTTGGCTTAAGGATTTAAGGCCTCCTAAATTGAGAGGGTTTCAATCTTCCGAAGGTTATCACACACCCAGATATCAACCAGGATGGCTTAGCACTAGTATTGCAGAATTTATTAATGCTGTGTTTGAAAATTATTATGGTTCTTCAGAACCTAATAATCCAAACAATTCTTCCTTTGATCGAGTGGTGGTATTTAATATTATATTTAACTTTATTAATACTAATTGGTCAAACAGTATTAATGCTAAACAATACTTTACTAGAGGATTCTGGGATGACCCTGCGACCCTTAATGTACTAAATATATTTGAGGTACCTCTATCACTTTTAATTAACGAATACCAACAAGAATATGCAGCGAATCGATTAGAGACTGTTGACGCACCACAACCACCAGTTCAAATAGATACTGCATAAAAGCGTATAAGAATGAAAATATGCTTGTATAAATATTATAAATAACAATTAAGAAAACAACTAATTATGGCAGCAATTATTACAGATGACTTTCGTAGAAACCAAGCACGGCTTTTAGTCAATGACATTAAAGCTTCAGCTGATAGTGCGTTTGACTCTACAGCGAATAGTTCTAGTAACTCAAACGAATCAAATTGGCCTTACCGAGGAAATAACCGGTATGCAGTAGGTCTTGGTAAAACAGATTCATGGCCCGCACAAACCGGTGGTGCAGTTACTGAAAACTCAACAAGTTTCGTTCTCCCTTCTCCTGCTGGAAACAGACAAGAAGATGAAGATATTATTAATAATCTTTTTACACTTAAAGATGTTGGCGGAGCATCCGTAAAACAATTGATTGCTAAAAACCCTTGGACTACAGGAAGAAAATATAAAGTATATGATTCAGCTGATAACGATGCGTTTTATGCAACAGGTGAATTATATCCGTGTTATGTAACACATGGAAATAGTGTTTATATAGTTCTTTCAAATACGGCGAAGGATGGATTTAGTTCCGTTCTTGCTTCAACTACAGCTCCTAGTGTCTCAAACCCTTATGAGTTTTCACAACCGAGTGAAGGATATGTATGGTGCGAGGTTGCAAAGATAGATTCAAATGATGCTCTTTTAACAAATCAATTCGTTCCAATTAAGAGGAATGTGGATGTTAGTCCGACCATCAACGAAACGATGCAGAAGAAAACCGCAGGACTTTTATCTCACGTTGGTGTTATCTCTGGAGGAAGCGGATATAGTAGTAATACAACTATTACAGCAACTATAGTTGATCATACCGGGGAAGTAACAACTCCCGCTATATCTTTTGTACCAGTTATTGATGGAAGCGGTGTTATTCAACGTGTTGATATACGTGATCCACAAAACTCTCCTACTACTTCTGGATCTTACAAATTTTGGACAGGCACCGATGCTTCGGCTATGGTTACTAATAGTTTGGCTGTTGGTGATAGAATTAAATCTATTAACTTTCATATTACCGATTCCGGTTCCGGTGGCTCTGGTGAAAGTTCCTCGGAGGCGGGGGGAAGCGGAGCACGATTAAGTGCTACTATAGCTCCTTCTACTGGATATGGATATAACGCAATAGATATATTGCCCACATGGTTTGTTGGTATTAACGTTGACTTTGCAGGAACGGAAACTGACGGCGATGCACCAGCACTTAAGTTTAGACAAGTATCTTTATTGAAAAACTTTATTAGAAATGTAGATTCTGGTGATACATCCGCAGGGACTCTTGATGCTCTTGATTCTATTACTTTACTTACTCCTGCAAGTTCTTTTCCATCATTGACTGAAGGACAGATTTTGTATCAAAAAACTAGTAATGCTAAATTCTATTTCGATCATTATGATTCTACTACTAAGAAATTATACTATCACCAAAATTCAGATGGAGAAATAAATACAATTAAACCAGTACAATCGTTCACTTACTCGATTGGAACAAGCGCTAATGGTAATCAAGTCTCTGCTGGAGTATCATCATCTAATCAATCCGAATATCGCTCTAGAATTACAGATACTAGTGCTGACAATTTCGGTGAATTTAACGGAGAAGTTATTTTCCACGAAAACCGTAAGCCTTTCTCACGAAATTCAACTCAGACTGAAGAGGTAAAACTCATTATACAACTTTAATAAATAAGATTTATGGCAATAACCACATACTCTGCGGCTCCTTATTCTGATGACTTTAGTCAGGACAAGAATTATTTAAGAATTCTTTTTAGGCCGGGTAGAAGCGTTCAAGTAAGAGAGCTAAATCAGCTTCAATCTAATATTCAAGATCAGATTGATAAATTTGGTCGCCACGTTTTTAAAGATGGAGATCGCGTATTAGATGGCTACACTAATTATGATTCGTCTATCCAAAGTATTGGAGTTGACTGGGAAAACTCAACGGTTACCCTTTCTGCGGCTGAGCTTGCTTCTTTAAAGGGAAAAGAAATATACAGCGGAACATCTTGGCGAGCAAAGATTCTTTCCGCGGAAAATCATAATGGAGGACAACGCTTATATATCAAATTAGTTGGACAAGCAGGGTCATTCTCAAATGGACAGAGTGTTAATATCGACCTCGAAACAGGAGAAGATGATTTAAAAATTGCCTCTCAGGACTACGGAGATACTGCCAAGATCGCTGAGGTAGATACATCAATTGAAGCGGTGAAAAACCATGGTGGTGTTTTCCAGGATGCCGGAGTATTTTTTGTTAAAGGACACTTTGTTCATAGTGATGCCACAGTAGCTTTTCACGAAAAGACCACAAAT